CACTGCAGGCCGCGGCACTTTAGGTGGGGTCACCTTTGTAGATTTGACCAGCCTTGTTCAATCCGTGAACATTAATCGTGGGCGCTCACGCCAGTTAGACCAATTCAACGCCGGCACAGCCAGTATTGCTTTTTACAACGAAAGCCAAATACTAAACCCAAGCAATACCTCAAGCCCTTACTATCCGTTTGTCTTGCCACGATGCCCCGTTCAAATACTTGCTAACGGCATACCAATTTACACAGGGCTTATTACTGACTGGAATCTTGACTACGACATCAGCAACCAAGACATGATGTACGCGTCATGCGCCGACAGCTTTACAGTGCTCGCTAACCAATCCTTAAACGCAGTCACACCATCAGCGCAAGCCAGCGGAACGCGCATAAACACAGTGCTAGACCTGCCAGAGATTAACTATCAAGGCGCTCGAGCCATTGACACTGGCAGTTCTACCCTTGGCGCTTTTGCTATTAGCCAAGACGAAAACTGCCTTAACTATCTGCAGCTTGTAAACACCAGCGAGCAGGGCTATTTGTTTATGTCTGCTAATGGCACGCTGACATTTAAGGACAGGTCTAGTGTTCTAAACCCTGTGGCTGGCGCTACTTTTAATACTGACGGCACAGGTATCAGGTACCAAAGTCTTGTCAATCAGTTTGGCGACGAGCTGCTTTACAACTACATAGTGACCCAATCGCCAGCAGGGGCAAAACAAGAAAGTAGCGACTCGGCTAGCATTGCGCTTTATCAGGCTCAGCAGTATTCACTGACGGACTTGCTTAACAGCACTGTGGCCGAGGTAGCTGGCCTTGGTAATTATCTGCTTGGTAAGTACAAAAACCCGGTGCTGAGGTTTACAGGGCTATCTACGGAAATGTCAGCGCTATCGACCACTGACCAAAACATTGTTTTAGGTCTTGATATGACCAGTATCTGCAGCGTAGTTAAAAACTTTGTAGTAGGAACCCCATCGACTGAGACACAGACTTTGATTGTGTCGGGCATTGCCCACAACATTACCCCTGGTAGCCATGTGGTGTCATTTGTTTACGAGTCCACAGACGGCAACCAGTATTTCACACTTGATGATGCCATTTTCGGTACTCTTTCTACTACTAACCTTTTAAGTTTCTAAAGGAGACAAACATGGCAACACCAACAACACTCCCAGCGGCCTTTGTTGCTGGGGCGATTCTGACCGCAGACCAGATGAATAATCTGAGGGGCGCGTTCCGCATTTTGCAGGTTGTAACTGCCACCGCAACAGCACAGGTGCAAAACAACACAAACGTGTTTGCAGATACCGGCTTGACCGTGACTATCACTCCACAATCATCAAGCAGTAAGGTGTTGGTCTTTGGTGCTCATAACGGTCTTGCAAAAAACTCAACAAATGCCAGTTCAAGCGTCACAACACAACTATTGAAAGGCGCTTCTGTTTTGAGCGTCATCTCAAAAGGTGCGCAATACACAGGCACCGCAATTTGGAATGTCGGCTCTGAATCTTTCTTTTATTTAGACAGCCCAGCAGTCACAACAGCAACAACATACAAGACTCAAATTGCAAGTGCCAACAACAACGACGGCGCTCTTATCCATGCCAACATTGGTTTCGGAACTGGTATCTCATACATCGTGGCAATGGAAGTCAGCGCATGAACACCATGACAATAACCACAGCACTTCACAGCCTCGGCTTTACCGAAGGATGGGCAGCAAGCGAGGCAGACGGCATTCTTGTTTGGCTTAACGAAGAAAAACAACCAACAGAAGCCGAACTTATTAAGGCTGGCTGGGTAAAACCAGATGCGGAATAGCCTAATTCTATTGGTCATTTTGACATCGCTCACCGCATGCGCAGACCGTGAACGTCACAACTGTGATACCACAAAAGCAACTGGATTCCTAGAAAGCAAATGCCCATGAAACTTGAAAAGCGTTTAAGCAACGAAGAAATCAAAGCACGCCTTGTATTTGTCGTGGCAGTCACTCTCTCGTTCGTTCTTGTGGTGTCTGTCCTTGCAATGATTTACGGCGTTCTATTTGTGGTGCAACCAGTCGAGGCAAGTGAGTTAGACCAAGAAATGGTTAGCATTTTGACTTATGTACTTTCCACATTGGCTGGGGCCTTGGTGGGCCTCGTAGCAGGAAATGGTTTGAAAAATCCCCCTAAGGAAATTGAAGAATGACCGCTCGCAAATACCCTTTTTATCCTTCGTGGGACGGTAAAGCCACATCTCCAATCACCAAGAAGTTTTACGAGCTATGCAATAAACGCTGGGGCTTCACCAACCTTGGTATGTATGTAAATCGCCCGATGAGAGGCTCTAAAAACTTGAGTGTGCACGCTTCGGGCTTCGCTGTCGATATGGGCTTCCCAGCAACTCGAGAAGGCAGAGCTAAAGCCAAAGAGGCATGGACATGGCTAGTAGAGAACTCAGAGGCGCTTCTACTTTGTGAACTGCATGACTATTCGTATCGCAACCCTGCACAACCCGAAACAGACAAAACCGCCTGGGGCCGTGGCTATCGCTGTTCTCGTGGCCCAGGGGTAAAAGGCATCAAGCTGTTTAATTCTTTAGACAATGCCGGCACACCAGGTGGGGCTTGGCTACACGCTGAAATTTCTAACGAATGGGAAAGCGCAGCAGAATTTGAAAAAGCATGGCGCGCATTGCCTAAGCCATAAAAGATTCCCAGACACTGTTTGAGCGGTGCTGGGGCTAGGTGGTGGGTACTTTGTTTCCATTGGGTATCCACCACCGACTTTCTAAATTGTGTAAAGTAACCACCGCTACTCAAATAGCAGAAAGTCAGAGGAAACATGACATACCAGGAACTACCACTATTCAGGGCAACAGACCCCGAAACGTCTAGGCAAGTCTCACCAATCAGGGTAGGCAGCCATCGGGCTTTACTTCTCGAGCAATACGCCACAGCCACCCTTGGCCTTACCGATGAGGAAGCAGGCATGAGAGCCGCACTAGCGGGGCATGAAATCAGGGGCTACTGGAAGCGCTGTTCAGATTTGCGCACAATGGGACTGATACAGGATTTAGGCATCCGTAGAGCCGTCTCAAGCGGGTCTCAAGCGATTGTGTGCGTGATAACGCAGGCTGGGTTTGACATGGTTAGGGGCTTGGCATGACCGATACCCAATTTATATACAGTTTTATTATGGGATGGGTTTCATGCTGGCTATGGCTCAAAATGATGGCGAACCGCCCATGACCGAAAAACCTGCCCACTGGGGCTATACCGTTCTAAGGTCTAAAGACAAATTAACCATGGTTCAAATCTTTACAGATTTATCCACAGGCCTGATTGAATACACCCAAATTTGCCAACGCGCGCAAAATTGGCATTCTTGGGGGCCGCCAACAGAATTGGAAAAGTGCTGAAACTCATCATGGCTCTCATGCTTACCACCGCTCTATTAACGCCAGCGCCCGCAAGTGCAGCTGCTAACTCATGCCCTCAATGGGAACCGCTACTAGCACGGCATTTCCCAGCAAAAGTAGTGCCGGTCATGTCTCGAATTGCCTATCGGGAATCTCGCTGCACTGAACGTGCACTGTCACCAGTGCGTAAATCCACGGGACGCCCAGATGTTGGACTGCTTCAGATTCAAGGCTCATGGGCTACTGTGACACGCGCTGTCTGTAAAAAACAAGATGTAGTTAAAGCTTTGCTCACTGCTGAATGCAATGTCAAAGTTGGTGGCTACCTATATCGCAACGGTGGCCTTGGTCATTGGCGAGCAACATCAGGAAAATAACAAAGGAAAAACAATGGAAACATCACTAGGCGAACTAATCGCCAAACTAACTAACCTCAGCCACAACCTGGCACTCGAGTTGCGATTCAAAGAATCAAGCCTTGTTTTAGAAGCTGTGGGTGCGCTTCATGCAATACCAACATTGGCCGAAAAGGTGCGGGATTCTTGGCACCCATCACTTAACACCAGTGGCCCATCTAAAGGCCTTAACTATTTGAGCACAGTTAAGTTGGCTGACGATGAGTGAGTACACACACAACGATGACGTGGCAGACATGATTTACGCCAAAGAGCAAGAAATAAGAATGCTCAAAGAGGCTTTGCAGCGCATCGAGGCAGAGTTAAACCGCATCACAAATGAGTACGCCCGTGGCATTTAATCTTGAGGAATACACCCCCGTTTCAGAGCGTATAAAAGCCGTCTGGAGTGACCACCCGAATGGCGCTATCCATTCAGAGCTTGTATTTGACGATGGCGTTAGATGCGTCATTAAAACGACATTGTGGCTAGACAAAAACGATGCCCAGGCGACCACTGTGGACTACGCAGAAGAACTTATTGCTGACCGCGGAGTGAACGCCACTAGCAGGATTGAGAATTGCGCTACGTCGAGCCAAGGCCGAGCCTTAGCAGCGGCAGGGTATTTGGGAGCCGATTGGACTAAAAAACCAAGCCGAGAAGAGATGCAAAAAGTAGTCAGGGGAGATACCACGATTACTCAGCCTTCTAACTTGCCTTCTGAAAAGCAGTTGTGGCTTTACAAGGCCGAACTTAAAAAGGCTGGCAAATTGCCCCCGCACAACATTGGCACAATGACCAAATTTGAAGTCAGCAAAGCGATTGACGCGCTCAAAAATGGCGATGTTGAAATGCCGGTATATGACACCCCAGAGGAACCGTTCTAAATGCTTGACCTATTCAGTCTTATTATTATGCTTTTAGCCGTTTTCATGTGCGGGTTCATGCTTGGAAAAGACAATAAATGAAACCAATCTCTGAGGCGTCTTTTCTGCAGCAAGTCAAGGCACTGGCTTATCTCCATCATTGGGACTGCCATCATGCCAGCCCTACACAAACTGCCAAAGGCCGTTGGCTGACAAGTGGCGCTGTCGGATTCCCAGACCTAGTGCTATGCCACAAAGTAAAGGGCCTGATATTCGCCGAGTTAAAAAGTAGTAAAGGGAAAACCAGCCCAGCCCAAGACCATTGGCTCGAGATACTTAACCCCCATGTCGAGTGCTATGTATGGCGACCTGAGGACTTACAGCTAATTGAACAGCGCTTAGCATCGGCATGAACCAATTACAGAATCTAAACGCTCGCAATCGTTACAACTCATTAAGCCCAGCTGCCAAAGAAGCGCGTAAAGAGCAAATGAGGGAGTACGCCAAAAAGCATCGCCGGCCTAAAGTTTCAAGGGTCAGAAGTGGCAACAAAGCGCGCGTAGTTTGGGCACAGGTGTTAATTGTTGAAACTAAAATTGCCATAGGTGCCTGCACTGATTGTGGCCTTCCCTGTGAAGATTGGAATCACGTCATGTTTGCGTTTGACCATTTAGTGCCTAAAGACAAATTGTTTTCAATGTCTAAAGCCCAGAAAGTGTTTAACCTGACTAAGGAAATACTGATAGCCGAAATGAACAAATGTGAGCTGGTCTGCCACAACTGCCACGCCTTTAGGACATACATCGAGCGCCATCACGATTACAAGCCGCGCTTAGATCCAGTCTCAAGCCCCCTACCGCTATTTGAATCATGCTAATTGTTGCCTGGTACCTACTGCTATTGTCGCTGGGCATTGCCATTATCCAAGGCTTACGAAAGTAACAACCTCTTACATTTGAATACGACCAAGGCCACATACGGGATTGCACTGTGTTGGCGTAACACACGGGAACGTGGGTAGAGCTGGCGCGCCTAACCACCCGAGATGACTTACTTGAAGGGCTGTTAGTAGAAGTCGCCAGTGCAGCGTTCCCTAACGACATAAAAGGCGAATGGCTGACCGTCCTACACAAACCACCTGCCAGAGCTACTTGCTCGAAGTGGGGGCTGGCACAAACCACAACACTGATGTAGAACCAGTAAGCAACCGCAGCGAAGCAAGGGCGCTAGTAGCATCACCAACAGACCACCGACAAGGACACACACACATGGCAGGCAACAGAAAAATAACCCCCCAATACAGAGCCAACAGAGCAGCCCTTATGGAAGGGCACCCTGATTGCCACTGGTGCGGTAAACCCTGGGACAAAACAT